ATGTGGTGCTGGGGCGGGAAAACTTGGAGACGCAGGAGTATTTCCGCAAGGGCATCCTCCCGGCCATGTTTGGTGCGGCAAAGCCACCCCAGCTGTTTGGGTTGAAGATAAGTCAGCAGGCTCGCCGTATGGCCCGTGACTTTTCGGAAGGCCCGGCTGGCAAGTTCCTCTCAAAGAATGGTGGGGCCCTTGGCAAGTCGGTAGTGGACAACGTGCGGGCCTACGGCAACATGTCGGGCTACGAGTTGGATGCCGCCTACGCCGCCGGTGGGTTGACGGGTTATTTGTACGCCACGCACCTCGGCTTCAATGCCGTGTCTGCCATGTGGAACCTGATGCAGCCTCTGCAGTGGGCTACCACGTGGATGGGTGGCACCGAGATCCTGTTGGCTTACGGCAAGGCCTTTAAGCAGATGGGTGGGTACTTGGCGGAACGTGTCAAGTACCCCATGCGGATGGACCCCATGGAACAAAGAGAGTTGATGCGAAAACATTTCCCGCTGATGGGCAATGCAACGGGGGGACGCGACCTGCTGATGTGGGAAGACGACTTTATCAGCACCTTGGACTCCGCCATCTTCTCCAAGCCCCAGAAGGGCAAGCCATCCCTTGGGAAGTTCCTGCTGATTGACCTGCCCCTCAAGTTGTTCCAGAAGGCCGAGCAGCTAAACCGCGTGGTGGTGGCTGAGGCTGGTATGGCGTGGATGGAAAGGTTGCAGCGTGAGTCAGGCATCAAGCTTGCCCGCAACGAGGTGCTGGACTTTGTGGGCACCATGCAATCCGTGGTGAACTTCAGCCCCAATGCCGTGACCCAACTGCGCATGTTCCAGAATGGTGGGGTGCTTGGCAACTCGTTGATTCGGATGTTCCTGCAATATCCCAGTCGCACTGTCAGCAACTTCCTCATCTCCGCCCAGCTTGGTGGGGGGACACGACAGGTTGGTCTGCAGGCAATCGGTGGGCCCTCGGTTGATGTGGCAGCACCTATTGCAGATGCTGCTCGACTCTTGGGTACGGGTGCGATTGCCTACGAGATTGGAAAGAACATGTTGGGTATAGACCTTTCGTCTGGTCTATCGGGTGCCGCGGTAAGCCAGCTGCCCCAGCAGTTCATGACGCAAGGTATCCCCATCCCCCCGGTGGTGGACATCCCAATGCAGTTGATTTCAGGTTTGGCCCAGCAGGACCGGGAACAGTTCCGTCGGGCCATGTTCCGCGTGCTACCTGGCGGTCTTCAGTTGCAGAAGATGTTTGGCTCCATACCTGCTGTACCCGGCGTGGGGGGACCCTTCGGGCTGGTTCAATCGCAGTACGCTGATTGGAAGAATCCTGATCCGCAGGGTCTGGTGCCGGTGTATCGGAATGATGGCACGCTGCAGTCCTACGAGAAGCCGCTGAATCTTGTGTTGCGTGGGATAGGTGCAGACTTCAAGAAGCTGAAGAGTCCGATGGAAGCCACTAAGTTCCTGCTGTCCAACCGGGCGGAGATTGTGGACCTCAAGCGCAAGTACAAGGACGCGGTGCTGGGCAACAACATGGCTGCTGCTACAGCGATTGAGGCGGAATACAAGAAGCGATACGGCCTACCCATGACAGTCAAGCCGTCGGAGTGGGATAGGGCCATTGAGTTGCGTCAGGTTCCTCTGTTTGAACGCATGACTCAGCAGTTGCCCCAAGACATTCAAGGACAATACGAGCAGGTACTCCGTCAACCGGGACTTATGCGACCCGAGAACCCGCAACAAGCTGATACTGCACGTCAAATGGAGGCGTTGCGGAGAATGTCTGAACCAGATTCTTTCTGATCTGCGCCCGTGGCATAGGCCACGAGATTCTCGGCAGTCAGTCGTTCAACCCACGTTGTAAAAGCACTTGCACGATCCGGCTCGTCTGGATGTTCTGCCTTCCATCGTCTGTACAGCATGAACACCGAAGCAAGGATGACACCTGCCTCTTCCACGCGGAGGGTGTGCAGTGCTTCAAGTACACGGATACGTTCAGCAAACCGGGTGACCATGCGTTCAAGCATGTCAATATGTGCCTGGACATCTCCCTTCTTCTTTCCCATGGGGAGCCTTGGTGTGCGGGGACCACCACTGACACGGTGTCGGTATGAAGATGGGCTCATATGCGGTACCAGAATTGGAACTTGGTTGCGTCCTTGGTTGCTCGGGCTGACCATTGACATGACTTCGGAGGCTGAACCCTAATCCCCGATCCAAGGACGCCGTCCATAGCGTCCCGGATGGGGGTGGGGATCTGGAGGGAGGCGACTCGCCAGTTTCCCCCCTCCAGATGTGCCGTGAAGTCTAGCGAATCCCCCAGACGCAGCAGGATGCCTTTGGAGGGTTCCGACTGGTCCAACCACCCCTCCAGTGTCTCCCGGGAGGGGGCCCCGTGTAGGGCATCCCAAGACGCCAGGAGCCATTGTGAGCGTCCCCCCAACGGATGGGGGGATTCCCACACGTCTAGGGCACACCGGGACCGGTGGAGGCCCCGACGGGGGGACAGGGACACAGGGGGAACTGGGAGGGTCCCCCCACGTATGGTGGTCCACAGGCGGAGGGCCCGGGGGTTACGGACGTCGGGCCGGACGAACTGAAAGTGGGCCACCCCGCTTCCGGAGTGGCTCCATAAAGAAGCCCCCTGGGCACCGGTCAGGTAACCCAGGGGGCGATCGTGGGGGGACGACAGGGGGCCATGGTATGGATTGCTTCCCACGGGGCAAGTCCTTGGCCTATGGATCAGCTCAGGCTGAGGGCAGACACCAAGAACTCCTTGAAGTACTTGGTGCCGGGCTTGGCCTTGGACTCGTCGTAACGAGCACGCAGCTTGACCGGAATCACATTGCCATTGGCGAGCCGCTCGCTGACAATCTGCATGGCAGTCTGCAGGTTATCGGGCCGACGGCCCATCAGGGTGGTGAGGTGACCCTTGAGCCGCTCCATCTCGATGCGGGTACGGGTCTTGCCGCCCTCATCCGTCAGCTGGCCGGGGTCGTTGGGCAGGGTAAATCGGGCACCCGAAAAGCTGCGAGGCTCGGGGCTGCCCGGATCCTCGACCATCTGGTACTGAAAGGTGACGTCCACAGCAGGGAACATCTGTCCGTCCTTCTGCTTGAACTCACCCTCCTCGATGGTCATGCCCGTGACGAGCACGGCGTGGTCGCCAGCATCGGGACGCCAGCCAGCGGCTGACCCCTCGGTGTTGGCCTCCACAGAGGCGAATGCGGCATTGTAGTTGGCGAACATCGTGGACTTGATACCACTCATGAGTGACTACCTTTCGTGAAAGGGGTTGAATAAGAAACTGAACACGGAACAAAGAACTGGAAGGCAGGGGTGGGACACCGTCGAGGGCCCACCCCCAGCCCTTCCGGGGGATCGTCGTCAGGGAGCCAAGGGAGACTGGGTACTCCCATCACCCGTCATCGGGCATGTTAGCGAGGGCAGCTGTGCATCCATCCCACGCTTGTTACCACCATTGGCTAGTCCCTGACGTGCACAGACATTACGGGGTGTTGGCTGTCTTGTAGGCCTCCTCGAACATGCTCCAAGGGTCTGCTGCACCAGTCACGTCGATGTCGGGCATCGGCTTGAGGGTGCGAGTACGGATGAGGCGGATGTAGCGGGGATCACGGAACGAGATGGTACGGACGATGGAGGGTCGCATGCTGCTGACCTTCTGCACCACCGTCTTGCCACCGGCGTTGATGGTCCTCTCTTCGGTGACTGGGGTTTCCTTGGACTCACTACGCATGGGGGCGATGATCTCAACCACCTTGCTCAGTCGTTCGCGGAGACCGGGGGGGAGGCTCAGGTAGTGCTCCTCTACCTTCGCTCCTTCCCCGATCTCCACCCAGTCGCGGCTCAGGTGAGCCAGCAACCAGACACCGTACCCGTGGGATCTCAACCTGTGGGCCACGTCAATGACGGTGTCGTAGAGCTTCTCCCACGCAGCAGGACCGTGGGCTTGTTCGAACAACTCACGGCCCATCTGCTTGGCCACCCACGGCTTGAGCAGACGGATCATGGGAATCATCGTGTCGATCACCACCATGGAGGGGCGTTCATCCCCTGCCTTGGCCATGTCACACAACTGCTTGATCTTCGCCTCCACGTGGTCCCACGTGAGGATGAGGGGTTTGCCATCCACATCCATGGGCCGACCGTCAGGTCCGATGCCTGGCCACACCGCACACTTGGCGTGGGGGGACACCGTGGACGAGAGGTCAAGGTTGATGACAAATGCATCGGGGCAAGACTGGAACAGGTAGGACTTGCCGCTGTTCTGCTCACCCACGACCATGCCGAAGAGGTTGCGAAGGGAATACTGCCCGGGTCCACCTTGGAATCCGAGGCCCTTGTAGGCACGCACTGGCTGCATGCCCGATGATGTAGTTTGGTGAATGCTCACATTCTTCCTTGCTGGCGAGCAATCT